CCCAAGTTACATTGATTGTAGTATTTGTTGAAAAAGTTGAAGAACTAATTGTTCCATAAATAGTTCCTGGAGTTGTTGCAGTTAATTTTATTCTTCTGCCTTCATGGTAAATTGGAGTAACATCAACACCAGCAATTGTAAATGAAGTAGCTGATGCGTAAGCAGCAGTATAAGCTGCATCTCCATCGCCATATTCTACCCATTGACTATCATTGAACCACTCTCTAGTATTTTTCATTAATGCTCTTAGAGCATTATTAAGGTTAGAGGGTAGCATACCCTCTCCAACATCAATTCCATTTAAGGATGTGTTGTTGGCTTGAGTAGTTGAATAATCTTTTATATTTGTTGTCATGTTGCTCCTAATTCATAAACCATGAAAAAGCTTTATCGCTTTCACTATTGTTTTTGTTTATTAAAGTATTTACAGCTTCTTCTACCTGTCTTTGAAAGAACTCTTGTGTTTCAATTGAATATCTTACGTTATCTATGTCTACTTTATCACTCATTACCTAGATCCTCCTTGACTAGCAGTTAAGTCAATTCCTTGAGCATGAGTCCAAATACTCTCTGCTGGTATTTTAACATTTGCTCTAAAGTATCTGCCTGATTGTCTTACTGGTGCTATACCACTTGTATTAATCGTACTAGAAGATGAGCTTGTAACTGTATCTGCAAGTTTATCTCTAGTTTTAATTACTACATTTGATGAAGCATCTACTAAGGGTCTTATCCCTGTTATGTTTGCTCTAAGGCCAGGAAACAATTCTGTTTCTTTTGTTTCTAATTCTGCTTCTAAAGCTTTTCCAGAAAATATAGCTGCTTTAAAGTTTTCATCTATAGCACCTAAATACAATGTACCACTTGTCCAGTAGGTACTATCTAGTGATATATTTATATCATCTAAGTTTTCTGAAATAATATCCATCAGTTCTACAGTATTAACCACCATAAACTGTTTGAATATTTGTGAAGCTTTTACATTAGCTACTGACCATTTTTGCGTAACATAATTATAAATTAATAATCTATCACAAATACCAGAAGTATTAGGATTGTTTTTACTTGGATATAACCATAACGCCAAAGTATTAAATGGGTCTACCGCAGCTGATATTCTATCTGTATAAGCTTTGTTTAAATCACTATCAAAAAATCTATTAACTTTTTCTGCACCTATCGGTAAAACCTGGTCGCCATTGATTTGAAAAAAACCATCTTCAGCATAGAAAAATATTTGTCTGTTGTCCTGGCAAACTGTTTGTCCATAAACAGCACCTCTATTAGGTGATATAACTGAGAATCGGAATATTACGTTCCCACCCACAAAGTCCATTCTAATTATTTGGTTTTGCCTAAATACATAACCAACCTCACCAGAAGTTATGGCAACAATCTGTCCACCACTACCAGGTAAGTCTTGCGTATCACTAGATTTAACTCCAGCTTCCCAAGTGCTTATGTCATTTAAACCTGACCAAGCAACTCTGTTCTTTGCATTTTCTATATTACCAGTCACTAAGAAATCTCTAATTACACCACTTACTCTAAATTTAGATGGTACTGTACCTGAGCCACTACTTGTAACTAAGCTTTGCAAAGTTGCAAAATTAGTTGATGTACCCATTAAATAATACATTGGAGGATTAACTCCATTACTTGCAATTACATATTGGCCAAACTGAGTAAATGTAAAAAAATCTGTATCGCCACCACTAATAGTCAAACTACCTTTAACACTTGTAAATGTACCAGATGTTAATTTGTAAATATTGTCTTTTGTACCAACAAAAGTAAATACTGTGTTTGTGTTATCTCTAAAACTACCAGCACCTTTAGCATTTTGTGTTACATTAGATGCACCACTATAAGCAACTAAACCTTTTACAGGCTTATACGAAGTCTGAGCATGGTACACATTGGTTGCTACTGTAGCACCAGGATTAAGATGATCTGGTTGATCAGGTAGCCATTCTCCAAAAGGTAATTGCATAATTAAGCCGAATTAGTTGTTGATGTATAATTTTCTTTAAATGGTGAAGCGATTGTATCTTCACTTCTTATTTGTAGAGGTGATCCACTAAATTGATCTTCTCTGTCATTTAATTCTAGTCGTTCAAGAGCTGTAGCGTACATCTGTTGCCAAGTTTGAACTTGTTGCGGATTGTAGCCACCTAAAAAATTAGCAGCATGAAATAATGAGCCATATAAATATATAGCTGGGTGATCTGTTAAAATAAAATTTGTAGCATTAGTTGATGATAGTGCATCAAACTTTTTATAATAATTTAAGTAACCTGAGTAACTACTATCAGGCTTTGGTGTAAATCTAAATGTATCACCTAAAATTGTATAAGCTTGTGGTATGCCGGTAACAGAAGTACCTTTTACTTGATCCATTTGTGATGGAGTCATGTAACGTAAAGGATATTTCGTACTACCACTTAAAATGTAAAAATCTCTTACTTGTAAAAAGCCTGTAGGTATAGACTCAGTTTCACTATCAATTGTAATAGTGCTTTGAGCTATCATTTTTCTAACTCTTAACTTAGAGTTAAAATCAGCTTCTGTTAAAACTATAAAATCATCTGCTATCTCATCAGTTAAATCTGATCTGTTTAACCAGTTGGCTATAGATGCTTTAAGTGTTGTGTAGTTAGTTAATGCCATTAAAAATTACCTGGTGCAGTTCTAAAATATCTATAATCAGAACTATTTAATTTTTCTTTTAAAATTTTAGTTTGAACATCTTTTGGTAAAGCAAACCAATTACCTTTGTTTTGATCACCATTATATTCTTTTGCCCAAATCTCTAAAATGATCGTAGGAATAGAAGCTATTCTTTTTAATCCTTTATCAGGTGAGTAACCATCATTTTGATTATATAATTTTTTATTGTGTTCTAAAATTGGTTTATGATCAATTTTTCTTTCCTGGACAACACCCTTTTCTGTTCCATAAAAAGTTTCTGTAACTAAACCATTTTTTTCAACAATCTTACTCATCGGCCACCACCTTTATATCTAGTTTGTTTCTTTTGCCTTTTCTCCGATTTGGATTGAGATTTTTTGTGCTTTCCTAATTTAGGAGGCTTATCTCTTGGAACGAAATGAACAAATTTTTGTTTTGCCACTAGCTTAATTCAGAAATAGAAACATTTGCTGAACCTATAGCTGCAACTTTTTCACCTGGATTAACCTTAAATATTTCTGGTTGATCTGCCGGTATAAAGATACTGCTAGAAGTAGCTGTAGGACTTGAACCGAACAAAATATGACAATCTGCGTCTGCACATATTCTTACATATAAAGTATATGCACCAAAAGCACTTGAGGCACTTGATGTACCACTTGATGCTAACATTTGTACTGTTGTTGGTCTTAAACCATAATTAAAAGCCATCTTATTTACTCCTTATTTTCTTTTCTTCATTTTAGATTTGACAATCTTTGCTTGAAGCTTTTTTGGTAAAGTTTTTTGCTTAGCAGTAAGAACTGCTTTGCCTTTCATTTTACCTTTCATTAATATTTTCTCATTTTTACTTTTTTGCCCATTTTCTTCGCAGCTTTTTTTGCAGCAGCTTTACCTTTTTTTGTATAAGCAAATTTCTTTTTTCCCACCATTGGCATAGTCGTTTCTCCTAAAAAATTTTTGTTGTGTACTTGGGGGAAGTACCGGCTAGGCAAGATCCCCCAAATTCTGTTATCTTCTAACTACAAATGTAACTAAAAGTTTTTGTGCTCCAGTTGATGCACCATCTGTAATCATTTCAATAGTTCCATTTTCTGAAACTGAGTTTGCAGCTGTAGGCTCTGATGTATCTACATCACCAGCAGCTGAACCAGATTGAGCTACAGTAATTGCTGAGCTAGTCATAGCAGTTCCACCAATTTCAAAAGTGATAGCTGCATCAGAACCAGAAATAGCACCTTGTAGAGCAGTTATAATTTTAATAACTCTACCGCCATCTGGTACTGCAACAAAAGTAGAAGATGCAGTTGATATATCTTCTATTTCAGCATTTATAAAATAATCGTTTAAAGTTCTCATGATTTATTCCTATTTATTTGCTTCGTTCCGCCATTGATTGACTTCAAAGACCAAACAAAATGTTAATGATAAGTAGAGGGGATTGCTCCCCTCCACATTAATTTAAGATTATGATGTTGTTAAATCAAATACACCACCACTTGCTTTTTCGTTTTTAGAAACAAGTGTGTATTCTGCTAACAATGCCTGTTTAGTTGCGTCACCAGTCTTAGCAAGATCCATAAGTTGGAAATCTCTTAAGAAAGCAACACCCCACATATCAGGTTGTATCACATAAGCTGATCTGCTTCTGCTGAATCTGTTAGGTACAACAGTCATTGCACCAAAGTCAGACTCATATACATCAACAGCAGCAACTAATCTTTTGTTTTCAGCTGGGTCAAATCTAGTTGATCCACCAGTAAAACCAGATAGCACTTGCTTATTGAAAGAGCCAAGCATGATCATAGATGGATCTCCACCCTCATCCCAACACTGCTTAATTACGTCTTTAAGCTGTGCTTCAGTGAAAGCTCTTTGAGTTCCATCAGTTCTAGCGTTAGTTCCAGAAGTTGTTGGATCTGCACCAGAACCACCGCCTTTTGATGTGTTAGTTTTAATCCAAGATTCTAAACCAGCTAATCTTCTAGGTGTAGAGTCGTCACCAGTTACTGGTGCTTGGTTAGCAGTTAGCGATGTTTCCATATCTCTTTTTAGCTCTTTAGAAGCTTTAGAGATTTGGTAAGCTAACTCATTGTTTCTACCAGCTTTAGATACTGAATCTAAAGTACCAGAAACGATCACAGATTTTCTTGAAATTTGTGTTCTGTTTCCAAGTCTAGTAGTAGCAGATGGAGCAGCGAAAGAAATTTCGTCACCCTCAATCTGATAGTTGTTAGATGCAGCCGCAGCTAAAGCATCTGTTTGCCACTCATGAAAAATTGCGTTTGCGTTTGATTTCGCAATACCTGACATGAATGGAGTGTCAGTTGGAGAGATTGAATAGATAATATCTGATAAATCTTCTCTTTCACCAACTGCATCATATGTACTGTAAGTATTTGTTACCTGAGCCATAATGTTCTCCTGTTGTTGAGTTATTTTTTGTTAATCATATCTAAGAAGATGCTAGTAGCGTCTTTAACGCTTCCAGATTTTCTTAGTCGGCTCAACTTTTCTTTTCTAGCTTTAGAACTAATTTCAGATTTGCTTTGTTTCACTCCAGAAGTAAAAACTTTGCCAGGCTTTGTAATTTTTTTAGCAATATTTGGTTTTGCTTTTTGTAAATTACGATATTTCATGGCATCGTTCACCAACATTACTATTCTATGGTCATAAACTTGTGCTACTTCTGTGTCGTTAAACCCATAAGCGTTCAAAGTTGATTTCATAGAAGTTTTAAGCTGACTTGCTTTGTCAGGATCACTAAATTCTGGCATTTTAGATACCAATTTAGTTTGTTGATCCTTTAAATAGCTATCAAACTGTCTTTTTTGCTCAGATTGGTTTTTAGCTAAAGCAGAATTTATTTTTTCTTGCTTTTTTCTTAGCCTATGTTCAATCCTAGCAGCTTCTGTTGGATCTTCTTCGTACAACTTCTCTAAATCAGCAGAATTTATCTCTTGATTGAGTTGTTGTTGTGCAACTGACAACATCTGATTAGCTTCATTAAGCTTTGCAGAATAGTCTTGCCTTTGCTTTTCAGACTCAGACATAAATTGTTTCTTTTCATAAGAAAGTTCTTCTGTCTTTCGTCTATAATCAGCATCTCTTGAGTAACCATTTCTCAACTCATCAAGGGTAACATCGTATTCTTGACCAGCAACTTTAACTTTGTAAAGTTGATCTTCGGTGGAATCCTGTTTCTCTTGAGTCTCAATTTGTTCTTCGTCTTGAGATACTTCTTCGGTTGCTTCTTCTTGCGATTCAGCTTCCATGTTTTCCTGTTCCTCAGGTTGATCTTCTGTAGAAGATTCCTGTTGTGTAGGCTCAGGAGAATTTTGTTGTTCTTCTGTTTGTTGTTGTTCTGGTTTTGCCTCTTGTTTGGGGTCTAACAAACCAGTTATTGCTTTTGTTGCTTTTGTTATGTCAGTTTCAGCTTCCGCAAGCGGATTAGCATAATTGTCTGCCATTGTGTTCTCCTTTAGTTAAGCTCCTGTTGTGCAAGGTTGGCTTATCCTAAACTTGAGTGTTTAGAATTTTTGATTTTTGATTGATTTACGATAATCCTCTAACTGTTTTGTAGCTAGCTTTCCTGTATCAATCATTTCTAATAAATTTTGTTCTACTTTGCCTTCTACATTGTAAGCTAACCAAAGTTTCTCTCTGGCCTCAGTTGCCTTTGCACCAGTATTAAA